ATTTGCCATGATTTATTTATTAACTGTAGGACACTTGACAGAATACATTTGCTTGGTCACCATCAATACTGAAATACTTAATGTATGCAGAATGCAAAGAAGTCAGAGTGAATGATGTAGCACCAATGGTTGAATTGTTTGCCAAACAACCGTGTGTGATTGTGTGGTTAGAACCACCACCAGTATCTGTGTTTGTTATCCAAACTTCAACAATCTTACCTGCTTTGAAACCGGATAAAGAAATTGTTGTTGTGTTGTTGGTTTTGAAATAATACAATGATGTGTTTGCAATATCAATTGCTAGTGATGTTACAATACCAGGCAATACATTTGGTGTTAATACAAAACCTTTTTGTGGATTAACTTCACCTGTGAATGTTACATCCGTTGCATTAAAACTTGCAATTTGATTTAGTGTATTTGTTCCAGGTACTGTATTGAAGAACTGAATTTGTGAACCACGTGCAGAGTCGGTATAATTTTCAGTGGCAACAACATCAATACGACCAACACCCAATGGTGCAAATCCTGTTGTTCCATAACCATTGCCAGAGAAGCGAGCAAGAATATCATTATTCTGCACCGCTGTTGGATATGCAACATTACCTCTTGCAGAACGACCAGCATAAACAACATAAGTGTTTGCGCCATAAGAATCTGTAACAATACGTGAAGAAACGTTTTGTTTACCGGAAATGTGAATCATGTAACCATCTTGTGATGGTACTGCTACGTTTGGTGTTGCTGTGATTGTAAGTGCTGCTTGTGTTGCAGAGAAACTTGTGTTAGTCAATACAACTTGTGCATTCATGTTAACAATACCAGTAACATTCAATGTTCCGGACATGTTTGCTGTTCCAGATACAATCAAATTGCCTGTAGTAATTGCACCTGTTGTAGACTGAATACCTTGTGCAGTCACGTTACCTGTAAGTGTTAGGTCGCCTGCAAATGTTCCTGTTGTATTTGCAAGTGCATTGTTAGCCTTTGCAAAAGCAGAATTAGCCTGAGTGAATGCAGAATTTGCTTGTGTAAATGCAGAATTTGCCTGAGTGAATGCTGCGGATGTATTTGTATTTTGTGTAATATCTATTGCGGATTGTATTACATTAGTTGCAATTGATGAATTGGCTGCCGCAAAAGCAGCATTTGCATATGCATAAGGAGCACCAGCAGTGGTTTGAACCGTTCCATCACCATAAACAATATAAGATTGTGTGTTTAATGACAATCCATTTGCAGTAATCTTTGCAACAATGTTATTTGCGAGTTGTCCACCAACCGCAAACACAACATTTGTTCCTGGATTTGCAGTACCTATCACTAAGTTGCCTGTTGTAGATGAACCTGGACCATCAACAATTAAATAACCATCTAGTGCATATTGTGATGTTTGTCCTAATGGAACTGGATTCCAAGTTGAGTTGTTGATGCCCAAATCAATAAAACCACCAGTATCGGATCCATTATCCGTTGTCAATACCATATCCGATGCACCGTTCGGATTAAAATTTTGTACATTAATTTGAATAAAATTTGGATTACTATTTGAGAATTGTGCAACGGTATTTTGTAACAATACAGGATTTTTTCCAACATTCAATATTTCATTTGAATACAAACCTTGTGCCAAGGTGTGTGCAGTCATTTGGAATGTGGTGTCTGTTGGGTTATCAACACCAACAAATGTCGTTAGTTGTGTATTCGCATTGATACTGGTGAATACTGGTAATTGTGAAATCTTAATTTGTGACATTTTTTATCCTATTAGAATATCGTTTCCTTGTTCGTCTGTCAGTACGTTTCCTAGTTCATCAGTTAGTGCCAAGAAGTATTGTGTTCCAACTGGTCCATAAATCTGAACATTTTCATACGTAGAACTCATTGTTCTACTGATAGAGACTAAACCGTTACCGCCAGCACTTAATGCAGAATTCAATGTAACGACACCAGTTACATAGTTTACAGAACTAACTGTTTGTGATGTTCCATTTACATATAATACGTCATTGGCACGAATAACATCCATCATTGGATATTCTGTGTTACTATAATTTCCGTTGTTCACAAAATCATAAGAGCCCGTCAACGACAATATATTTAGTTGAATGTTGTTGATGGTGTTTGCAACGGCGACATTTGCAAAATATGTCCAAACATTGTCTTGTAATGTGATTGTATTTGCTGCAGGATTAGTAGCAATGACTAAAGAAGAAACAAAATCTGTTGCACCAGTTCCGTATGTAAATGAGATTATTGAACTATTTGGTGTGAATATGTTTGCTACGTTTGCACCTAATGTGTTGCTAATAACCACAATGTTATTACTTGGTTTTGCTGCTGTACCGCCAACAATATATGCACCAGAACCAGTGTTCAAGTAATGTTGTAATGGATAACCAGTTTGCAAGGCGTCTGTGGTTGTATAATTCAAAGAAGCATTTGACTTCATTGCATAACGACCAATGACTCTCATGCCAGTTGGGTGCAATAGATTTAACAACACATCACGATACTTAGCAATTTCTTTTTCAAGTGTAATTTCGTATGTGTAGTTATTATATTCTTGACTTTGCAATACGTCAAACGCACTAGGTTGACCTGATGTATCCAAGTATTGGCCGTTACCAATAACAAGACCGTTCAAGAATGTGGCAGTCGCCTTAGCGTGACCGTCACCGTATGTCATGATACCATTTGCAGAATCAAAACGTGTATCGCCTGTTGTATTATCAAACGTAGTGTTGTGAATATTGGTGTAACCAGAAACCAAATTCATAGATGCACCAATAGAATCTATCTTCAATGGAAGATTAAAACTAGGTTTAGAATTGTAGTTATATACACGAAGTTGATAGATACTGTTACTTGCTGGAATAGCATTTTCCAAAACAAATATTGAATCCACTGTTGCCAAATATGACGATGTATTTGTATTTGCACCTTGATAAATTACCTGGCCAGCAGTAGGCAAATAAACAGGTGAAACATTTTGGACAATCAAATCTTGCACAACAAGGGAGATGTTTGGTGCAGCAATATAGTCTGAACCATTATCAAGAATGTTGAAAGAAGTAATGGAACCAATGCGGTTTGAAACTTCAGTGAAAGAGGCTCCTGCACCAAGGTAACCATTGACAGAAAGTATTGCTGTACCCAAATAGAAGTTGCTTGAACTTACTGTGCTTGATGCATTGGTTGTCAACATCAATGTGTTTGCATTGATAATAGATTGAATAGTACCAAGAACAACATTACTTGATGTTACCAACAAACCATTATTACTTAGATTTGCGGTGAAGTTTGTTCCTGTACCAGTAACATAAATGTTTGATGAACTCGATGAAATTGTACCTGTCGCAACTCTTGTTGGTGTTACTTGAGGTAATTGGTTAAAATAACCCATACCACCCAAAGGATATGGATTTGGTGTATTGGCAATTTGTTGATTGTAGTAGGATACGGATACAATAGAACCATTTGCACCAGTCTGAGTAACTTTTGCATAAGCACCATAACCTGTTCCACCAATAAATGCAACACCATCACCAATAGAATAACCTGAACCAGGATTAACAATCTTAACTGGTGCCAAAATGCCTAAGTTAGCTAAGTTAGATTGTGAATAATCGTCTTCAGTATAAAAAGAATTTACCGCAACAGTTGGGTTTTGTGTGAAACCACCACCTTGGTTCTCAACGATGATTGATGAAATTGGATATGTTGAGAATGCATCAAATGTAAATGCATTCGCCATAACCGTGTTAGCATTAGCTGTTGTAAACGATAAAGTGTTTGCATTCACACCAGTGACATAACCTGTAATTACGTTACCTAAAGTAATTGTGCCAACAACGTTGGTTAATTGCAATACGTTATTAGAAGAACCAACATAATAGTTACTAGCAATATTTGCACTAAATGTACTATTAGCTAAACTTGTTCCTTGATAAACACCCTCACCAACTTGGAATGCACCAACGTCATATTGAATACGAACGTTTGCACCCAACTTTTCGGTTGCTAAGATATGTCTTGAAGCGTGTGTGGTGTTGCCAACCAATGGAGCAGTATTTGATATTGTTCCTGTTAGATTCGTAACCAACAACAATACATTGTTTGCTGGGTCCATGTTAGAAACTTTACCACTAAATGTATTTGCTGCTAATGATGCACCTTGATAGACAATTTCATTATTAGCAAACTGTGCTGGTTGCGGCACAGTCAAGTAATTACCTGCAGCAAAGTGATAATTCAAATTGCTTAATGTGATGTTTTCTTTTAGTACCAAACTGTCAAGTGGAACAAATGTCGCATTTGCTAAACCAGTTGGGTCCAGACCACCAATAACTGCGAGTGGTGCTTTTGGACTTTGTCCGACCAAATCAGTAAAAGATACTTGTGTGTTTGCACTTCCTGGTGTTGAAGCCTGGCCAGATAATGTGTAACCATAACCACCATTAGTAACAGTAATACCTTGAATAGAACCTACCGTAACACTACCAACTTCTGCTATCGCACCAGATGGATTTGGTGTATTTGGGTTCAAACCACCGAAGAATACAACGGGGTCTCTTGCAGAATAGTTAAGACCTCTATTATTTGGAGAAATGAGAACTTGGCTAATCTGACCAACAATCAATGCTGTTAGTGATTCTGCACCAATAGTTCCTTCTGGTACAACTTCACCATTAAGGAAATATAATGGTCTATTACGTGAATCAACAACAGTAACAGTCTCACCTGATTGGAATAGACGCTCAATATTTGAGATAAAGACTTCTGTTTTTAGTCCATCAAATACTGCTGTTTCAACTGTTGCAATAGATTTTGATGAATTACCAAATACACGATAGTTATTGATGTGTAAGAAGTTTGGGTCAGCAGTTGCCAGTTTCAAACTTCTTGGTACATACCAGTTACCACCAGACGCCTTGAAGACTGCATCTCTTGTATAGAAGAAATCAACGTCTGTATTGTAAAGAATACGGAACAAGAATTTAAAAGAAGCAGGACTACCCTTTGATTGGTATAATTGTTTCGCAATCTTTAGAACTTTACGTGGGTTTGATAAAATGTCCTGTGGAAAGTAGGACATGAAATCATTGATAAAGTAATTTAGAAACTCTTGTGTGGTTGTGTCCACATCCATGTCTTCTAAAAGACTTTTGGAATAGTCTAGAACATTATTTTGTTGTTCCATCCATTCGTAGTACGCCTTCAGAAATAGTGTAAAGTTGGCGTAGTTTGGATCCTCACTAATGAACTTAGGGAGTTGGTATGGTACCAGTAACGATGTTTTCTGATTACTTTGTATCATTTACTTAATTCTTTGCTGTTACACTGACACTTACCGCTGCTGGGTCATATGGATCAATACTAATGATTCTGTTGTAAGTTGACGAAATCAATGTAGTTGTTGGTTTTGCTGATACAGTAAATTCACCCAACGGATTATCAATAGCGATAGGATTGAAACTGGTTAGAGTTATTACACCGTTTATGTAGTCAATTGTTCCTGCGTTATTGCTAACTACAACTTTACCTTTTGTCACATCGTTATAGTATGTTCTCAATTTACCATATTGACCACTCAAAGAAGCAACTGCTGATGCGCCTGTTCCTGTATCTCCTATTGCAGGAGTGATGTTGACAATTGCTGTTGTGTAACCAACACCAGTATTTGCTACTGTAATGGATGATACTGCACCGTTAATAACTGTTGCATATGCTGTTGCACCATTACCATCACCTGTGATTGTAATGGTAGGAGTTTGTTTGTAGTTATAGCCAGTTGTTACGATAGAAATAGAATCAACGGAACTGGTTGAAGTTGGAACTTCTTCAAAGTAAACACCATCAATTGTTGTTTGTGTGTTTGCTGGATTTTGAACTTGAATTGCAGGAGAACTTGAAACACCACTACCAAAGAAACCACGTTGTAGTGGACTATTGTAATTCAATGTGTATGTTGTTGCTGCACCTAATGTAGGATAGAATTTCTTCTGGACATTAATGTTAAAATCTGCACTGATGACTGATGGGTCAAAGTTATTGATTGCTGACAACAATTCATAAGAATTGAATGTTGCATTGAAAGTATTTAAATTATTTGCTGAGTAACCATAAATGGCATTTTGAATGCCGGTTTGCATTCCTGATGGTGTCAATGATGTCTGTGATTGCTGATATAAAACGTTTGCATTCACTTGAACGTAAGTGTAATCAGGATCAACAATAGTTGGTTCAACAGTAACAACACTAATTGGTTTGATAACTTGTTGTAGTATCAATTGTTTTTGTGTTGCGGTCAAATCATACGCACCAGATGGTTTCAATGAAATGAATACTTGACCATAAACCGGTGGGTTATTTTCTTCTCCACCCCATACTGATACAGCATCAAATGGAATCCCAAGAGTATTCTGTTGTAGTGCGGTGATATAATCATTCTTACTTACTGCACGACCTTGCGCTGCAAATGCTTTAGGTGCTTGGAATTTGATAGATTGGATTGATTCCTTGTCTGTTCCTTGCGTTGCCTGTTGGTAAGTATTGATAGTTACTGTGCTATATGAAGTCAATTTGTCCATCAAGACGAAATTATTTGCCAAACCACCAGCGGAACCTGCTGTTGAAATGTATTTTACTGTAACAATATTACCATCAGATAATTGCAAACCTAAGGCACCATCTCCAAAGTAGATTTGGTAGTTTCCGTTGATAGCTTCTTGTATGAAGTAAACTGGATCGGTTGGTCCTAGAGACAAATAGTTTGTCGTAGAATTGAAAATCTGATATGCACTGTTTGTAGAAGACTGTTGGACTTGAACAACCATTGTAGAGGTGTCAATGTTTGCATCTGGAATCTCAAACAAGTATTGTGGATTTGTTGTTGAATCTACAACATAAGTGTATTTTGCCAATGAACCTTGTTTCAATTCAACACCAGCAAACGTGATATTTCCATTGGTTACACTACCAGAGGTTTCACTGGTGGTTACATAATTGTAGTTCACACCATTGATTGCTTCAGATAAGAAGTTTGTATACTGTGGAATGGTGAATGTTGGAGTCGAAACGCCAGTAAATGATAGGTTGATTAATGCTATTGCTCCAACAGGAGATTGTGGTACATAGTTCAAAGTTTTAGCATGTGAAACCACAGAAGAACGTTGCAATGCGGAGTCCAAAAACATTTCATTGGCAACCATGTTCAAGTAGAAAGCATTGTATTGTGTGTTGTATGCCAAAACATCCAACAAAGTAGACAAAGAAGAACCTTCAAAGTTGTAATCTTTAAATGTGTCTTGACCTTGCAGATAGTTAATAAAGTTCTGTTTGATACTGCCAAAATCTAGGCTAGCAACTTGAATATTTGTATTAGATGCCATTATCTGGACCTTTGAAGAAGTAAGCTTACGTTTGTTGGTACTGTGTTGTTTGCAATGAAGAAACTAATATCCACACCAAATGAATTCTGGTCAGGCAACAAATTTACATGTATAGTATTGATTGTGGCACGAGGCTCAAAGTTTGCAATAACATTCTGAATTTCGTCAGTCAGAATACTAGCGGTAACGTTGGTCGCCGGTTCAAATAACAAAGCGGACAAGTTGGAACCAACCGTTGGTTGGAAAGGACGCTCATAGAAGTTGGTCAACAATAAATTTCTGACCGAAGCGATTACAGCCTGGTCGTCATATTTCATAGAAACATCTCCAGTAACGGGAGTTCTTAGAAATCTTAGGTCTAGGTCTGAATAAATGTGTTGATTTTTTGCCATCTACTATTTATGAGTTCAAATTGGCCACTAATGCAGGTGTTCCGATATAATTTGTAAGTAAATACATCTCGGTTTGACCTAGGTTACTGAATTGACTTACTGATGTATAATCCGACACAACATTTCTAGAATTTTGGAAGAATTGTGAGTCTTGTGCTGGGTAAAAAGACATCATATGATTAATTTGATACACAGCATTCATCAAAGAAAGTGCATTTGCTGCGTCAATTGTAGTTGTATTTGGACTTATTGGGTAATTATATGTGATTGTTGTTGCCAAATAATTTGTGATTGTATTCATAGTTGTATACAAGGAACTTAAAGTATTACCTAAAGTTATACTTGTAAAGTTACCCATAATAACTGAGTTGTTTTGTATGCCATCCGTTTGGTTTGTGACATAACTTAGAATCTTACCTTGTGCCAATGCTGCACTATAGTGTGGTGTTTTTGTGTCATTGTTTGGTGGAACTACATTAGATTCACGGTTCGTCACATATATGTAAGTATTTGCACTGGTCGAAGCTATTTGACCTGCATTGGTCCAAACATTGGCCAATTCTGTGGTGATTGTAGAAGAAACAGTTGAAGTTAGGTTATTTGCAAGTATCACCAATGTATTTGCTACTGACCAGATACTATTCGCCACATTTGCAACAGGATTCTGAAAGAACGTATTGACTGTGTTTGAAGCGATTGCATTGGCTTGCCAAGGACTCAACAAAGTTGGCACCAAACTCATCTGCGTATTTACATTAGCATTGTAATTTGTTGAGGTTGCTGCTGTTGTTGGATCACTTGAATTGAATCCTAATCTTGCGTAAATGCCTGTTGTCATAATATATTATGCTATGAATGGTTCTAGTGTTGGAGAAGTCGGTCCGTTTGGAGCGATGTGATTATGCAAATTATTTATGGCCTGATTGATAACGTCAAAATGTAACAAAGAACTGGTTATGCCATTTGTTGATATTGGTGTTGACATTGAAACTGTTGCATTAACTTGACCTGGAATGGCAATACCAGGTCCTGCTTGAACCCCACCAGTTTCAGTAACAAAACCTAGTGGTCCTGCACTCATACCTGTTGCAGCATCTACACGGGTCAATGAAGTAATCTTTTGTGCAATAATTTCACCATCGACAATCAAGTCACCTTGATTATGTTGGTCACCTTCAATTTTCAGACCACCACCCAAAACACCACCTGCTTGTATAACTGTATCAGCAACAGATGTTATACCCAACATACCATTTGCCGTTACGGACATATCACCCTTAACAAATAATTCATAGTTTCCATCTACTTGTTGAGTGTAGTCACCAGTAACGTGCATATTCACATCACCATAAACTGTGATGTTTAATTTGTTTGCAACATTGGCATTCTCAATACCAATGGCAATATTGTGGTCGCCCAATGTGATAGTATAACCATTACCATATATCTTTTGCACCATATCACCGTTAGGATGCATTTCAACAAAAGTATTAGAGCGGTGTTGCAATCTTACACGTTCACGTCCTAGGGTGTCATCCATCTCGAATGAATGACCACTGGCAGTTTGTGTTGCGTTATTGTATGGGAATACTGGTTGGCTGTTAGCGTATGTGGTATTCGCAGCAGATTCTGGTTCCGTCCAACCAGTATAGAAACTTGGTGCTGTTGGAACTTCTGGTGGATTTGGTAATGTATCACTCATATTATAACCTATTAAGGAGATTGACCTTTTGATTGTTGACTACCTTGAGAAGGTGGTGCATTTGCTACAGTATTACTTATAGAAACTTTTAAAGTGTTTATTAACTGTGACGATGGTGTATTTCCAGAATATATGGAATTCAAAATTGGAGTTATTGCACTAGCAGTATTAGCGTCCGACTTAGTTGAAGCAGACTGTGCACTTGCAACCGACACAGCAGAATTTAGATTGGATAGTTGTGATGCAACACCTTGTGCTGATGACAAGGACGAATTCAATGAATTGGTAAAATTAGCAAGACATTGTTGCAAGATGTTCTTAATCTGTGCGGGAAGATTTGAAATATATGTTATAACTTGTTGTAAATCTTGTAACAAGTAATAGACGGTTGATGCCGTTGTAACATAACGTAAAATCTTATTTACAATTTCATTTATGTTTTGCAACACACCTTTAGCAACAGAGAATGATGTTGAAAACAAACCGGTTGCATCAAGTCCCAAACCTGCCAACAATGATTTCATTGCTGTTCTAAATGTATTGTTCAATACAGTCATAGCCATTTGAATGGCTGCTTTTGCTGCCAACTTACCTTTTGCAATTGCTTTCTTAACTGCGGCTACGGGGTCAATTGCAGATAGATTTAGACCTAAATTTGGAAACTGGAACTTAAAGTCACAAGAGTGTGTCAGGTTTGCATTTGTTACATTGATACCAGTGTATATCAAAGCACCTCTTGTTAAACCTGATGTTGTTTGATTGCCTACAGTAAGAAATGTACCGTTCCAAGATGCAGGCCATTGTGGAGCATTTGTTTGCGTGATTATGTTATTGGCAATTACTGATTGTGGTAGATTGACAAACGATGGTGTGTTGATTGACAAACCCAAATTGTTTGCGGCACCAGTAAATGTTCCAGAGATAATGCCTGCTGCGGTTGATACACCAGTTGTTATGTTTCCACCAATACTGGTGAAGTCTGGCACTGGAGGTAAAACGCTAGTTTGTACACCAACAGTCGTACTAATATTTACACCATTAGATGTGTAAGATGTTGATGATGTTGCCATTAACTATTTGCTCCTGCTTGTTTTGGAGTTGTTATGTTTGACATACCAGGCAATACACCCATCATAATTGGGAATTGACCACTTTCGCCATCCATAAAGAAACCTACAACCCAATCACTGTGTTGTAACGGTTGATGGATGTTCGAACTATTTATTGAGTACATTGGGTGTGCCCAAGGCAATTCTGTTGTTGGTATCATAGATGTGTTATCTGTATGCCAACCAAAGATACGAACTTGGCAACGACCAATACCCAAGGGGTCGGCAACGTTTTCAACCGAACCAACCCACCAAACAAAACCATTTAGACCTGCAAAATTATTTACTGCTTTCATTCTTAACTCGCAATGTTATTCCATGTTGACGAACCATCTGGTATATTTCCATACTGACTTGGTACACTATTTTTAGCAATTTCTACGATTGTTTTATAGTCTGTTTGGTTTATCAAGTGTCGCACAGCGGTAACCAAATAAGTGCCAGAGTAGAAGGCGTCTTGAGTCTTTTGTGTTGGATTTCTTGATAATAGTACAAACTCAACTTTAGAACCTACTGTTAGATTTGGATCACCAGGAATAGAAAGTTTAACTCTTGTATAATTTGCCAATGCTAATTGTGCGGTTCTATTTGGAATGTAAGTTTCAGCAAAGATGTTTGGTGCAACAGAACCTGGATTTGCTTGTACAATAGCACTGTTTGCATCATCAAAATTAGAAAAAACCAACTTCAACATTGCTTGACTGGTTTCATTCACCATATCACCGTTTCTATTCTTAAAGTTGTTTGTTACTGGATACTTGTTTAATTTTGAATTGGCAGGTACTTTATTCTTCCAGTAGTCCATGTAATCAAAATTTGTGGTTGTTTTCTTGCGTGTTAAAATGTCCACTGAAATCAATTGATTTGCAAACATACCTGAACTGGTGGCCTCAAGTGCATCATATGAATCTAAAATCTCATAAGTTAATGCATTGAAAACTTCTTCAGTTAAATTGAAGTTTCCATCGCCTGGTGCATACAAGTTTTTTGGGTCGTAACGGTAGGTGGTGTATATGTTTTGATTTGCAACCAAACCTTGTAGTGATTTAAAGTTATACCCATTCTTATTCTCAAAGAATAACATATCGGCGCCATAACCAACATTTTGTTTTGGTTGAGCATAGACCGACAACCAATTTAATGCATCAAAAGGTTTTAAATTTGGTATAATAAAACTATAGTTACCAGAGGTTTCTTGAATGTTTTTTGGATCAAGACGGTTTTTACCAATATTCAAACCGGGTTTCATGGTGCATATGTCATTAACCATGTAATCTATCGTCTTATTTGTATAAGACTTTGAAATTTTATATTGTTCGGATAATAACAATTCCTCAGAACAAAACCTTATCAAGTAAGATTCTGTGTACATGTTACCTTCCAGTTTTCTTTTGTCTATTTTATACGCACGAAACTGCTTTTGAATAGAAGCAAAATTTGGATCACCAGTCTTACTAAACACCAATTGTATAAATTCATTACCTGTTAGTGAAAGAAGTTCTGCGTATGCATTTGATTCTGTCACCATGACATAACCAGAAATTGTGTTGTTGAATAAGTCCTCATGATAGGACAATTCAGTCATCACATACTTGAGGTCAATTGAACCAGAGGGTGTTAAGAAACCAACGCTCGACAGGTAAAAGTCTCTTGGATTAAGAATACCTGCCATCTTATTTTTCCAACAATTTGGTTAATTGATTTTCTACAGGACCTGCATATGTGGTGTTCAGTAGTTGGATGTTTCGTTTACTTTCATTCATCGCCACTTCATAATCAAAAATTGATTGTGTGCTTTTAGAAATACTTTGTACCACGTAGTTGTGAGTATTACCTTGACTATTTGTGAAAAATACTGGATCACTGGTTGTTTGTGTTGTGTTTGCGTATAATGTATAATCAATCGTATAGTTGACTGATGTTGTATTTGAAGATACACTATCGTAAGTTGAAACTGTCTTTATGTAATTCTGTATTGTACCTTGTGTATATGACAAAACATTTGCCATGGTTACATTGGCTACATTAACACTCAATACTGTTGCAACTGTGTTTGCATACTTATCAAACAAGTAATCGTTAAACAAATTAGGACCCATTGGCCAATCACCTTGTGGGTCAATCATTTGATTTGCATAAGGAACTAACCAATAACGATAACTATCACCATAATATTTCTGTGCAACAATGTCTGGTGTATCACCATCTTGAATGTTATAACTATAGAACAATAAAGTATTATTCAATAGTGATGGAATTATCTCAACACGTTCTAGAATGTTCTTTACGACTATGCTGTTGCCATTATAGTCGGTTGTTGTGATATTTGGAAATGCGGAAAAGTAATACATTATCTCAACCCCACTACTGAACCGGATGATGATTGTGATGCATTTGTTACATTAGAGAAATAACCAGTAGCAAGTTTTTCTTTAGTAACAATTTCGATTTCTTGGAATGTTAGTGTCAATTGTGTTTGAACTGGTGCACCATCATTGTGTGCAGCAAAACCACTAGGTGCATAGTTGACATCGATATCTCTTAATACACAATCGCCATATTTTGGTAGATACAAGTTTTCACTGTTGTTAAACATGAACTGTAGGTTAAAGATTGCAGGCGGAACAAAAAACATACCGTCAATTGCATTTGAGGCTGTCAACAAACTTGGTGAAAAGTGATATTTAAATGTTGTTATGATTTGGTTGACAGTGCCTGCTTCTTGTGAGGATGCTGGTGTAAACAAGAAAGACAATTGAAACTGTCTAAAGTCCATACCACGATAAATCATTTGCATTTGTGGGTTAATTGCATAACCTTGTTGTTGCACGGCTAAATCTTTAGCACCTTGACCAATGCCTGCACCAAACTTACTACCAAGGTAATTTGCAGCACCAACACCCAAATCTGTTAAAAGTTTTGTTATAATTGGATCGGAGGCTGATGGTGATCCTTTACTTTTATCTTGCACCAAGTCTTTCATGGCAGTAAATGCTTGTATTCCTTTACCAAATGCACCAAGTTCGGTCGTAAGACTTAGTTGGTCATAAGATGCATTATATGATGCACTTAATGTATCTGGCATATACAAACAAATTGTATCTGTTATGGTTACTTTATTTGGTGAATAGTTTCCTGCGACAACATTTTCTAAAGTTTGAACAGTACCTTCAACCAAAGCGTCAATGTTTGCTTTTGTTACCGGTGTTGATGGGTTCACCTGTCTAATCGAGAACTTCACATAATGGTTCTTTGTAGACGAACCTAAGTCTGATGGATAAACATAGGTTCCAATGTTAGAACCTGTTCCTTGTAGTGATG